TGGCGTATGAGCACAGTAGAATTACAAGAGTTGGCACACACAGCATATCTATTAAACGAAATCCGCCGAGGATTCTAAATGATTGACCAAGCATTATTAATGCGTAGGAGTCTACGATATGTATGTGATGAGCACAAATTGCAAATTGGCAGTTTGGCACACATGCCTTTTGAAGTCAAACAAAAGTTTGAGGACTTGGTGTTTTCAATTAGTGAAGACATGGAGTACAATCAATTAAAATATTTTAGACCCTTTGACCACCAACTTAAATTTTTTGCAACTGGCACAGGACAACGCCGCGGTATATTGGCTGCTAACCGTATTGGAAAAACAGTCTCCACCTGTACCGAAACTGCATTTCATCTAACTGGATTATATCCAGACTGGTGGCCCAAGACTGCAAAAAGATTTGACAAACCTGTGACCGCAATGGTGGCAGGTGAGGGTTGGAGTCAAGTAGCATTGGTATTGCAAAACGAATTGCTGGGCACTAACGATGTAAAAATCGAAGAGCAAATCGGCACCGGAGCAATTCCCAAGGATCGTATAGTTTTTAACACAATGCGTAAGGATGGAGCTAACTGTATTGGCGTAGAAATACGACACCGATCAGGTAGCAACAGTTACTTGTTGTTTGCAAACTACACACAAGAAGTTCGACAAATGCAGGGTTTCAAATTAAATCTTGCTGTGTTCGATGAACAACCACCCGACGATTTCTTCTCTGAGATTGTAACCAGAACTGCAACCACACAGGGCATGGTACTGTGTTCGTTTACTCCCCTAAAGGGTTTGAATGGTTTAGTAAGCAAATTTTGGAACCATGAAGAAGGTTATGATCACATCAGAGTATCGTGGGATGATGTACCCGAATACGATCCTTGGGGAGAGCCTTTTCTACTCAAAGAAACTAGACTGCAATTGGAACGAGATTACCTGCCACATGAGCGTGATGCTAGACGCAATGGTGTACCTGTTATGGGTAAAGGAGCTGTGTTTCAAATACGCAATTGGCCCACTTACAAAACTGGTGAATATGACTTTAGAAACATTTCAGGAGTACATCGTATCATTGCATTGGACTTGGGTCTAGTCAATGACCGCACAGTTATAAGTTTAATGTATTGGATACCACACGAACAAGAGGGTTGGTTGGATAGACAAATAGTTGTGCGTGGCACAGAAGAAGCCAATCCCATGAACTATGTCAATCATCTAATGCGCCCCGAAGTATTTGGCACACCCATAGTATTGCCCGCTGATGCTGGTACCCAGGGTCGTTACACAATGAACAGTCAAAGTTTGCGGGAGTTCTTAGAAGATTATGAACTTAATCTATATCCGCATGCAATTATGAATCCACCAGACGAACATGGTAAACAAAACAATCACAAGAGTTTTGGTATCAATGTGATGCGACAAATGATGGAAATAGGCACCTTTCACATTAACGAGAATTGTGTAGGATTTTTAAGGGAAGCACAAAACTACTATGTAGACGAAAAAGGCAGATTCTCTGATCCCGATGATTGTATTGACAGTGCCCGTTACGCATTAATTGGTTGTTTACAGGGTCTAGCAGAACCCTGGGATGATCGCAGCCCCAAAGCTCGCTTTGCTGCGGCAAAACACAACATGAAAGCCATGCGATTAAACAAGCAAAAAGACAAACCCGTTTGGAAACGAANCTGGAGTGCTGACAGCGGTGTCCAGTGACAATAAATAACTAATACAAATGGAAATACAAACATGTTAGATCTAAAAAATGTCGTAATCAGCAATCTAAANGGACACAGTGGCATAATGGCCCGCTTTGTTAAAATGAAGAGCTTGCTGGATCAAAAATGTGCGGCAAATCTTCGCTTGTTGGCCACAAAGAATAATATCAACAGAATTTCAGACTATCATTATTTAAATCTTGCAGTCACAGATAGTACAGATCCAGTTAATGGCATTGATTATATACATCCCGTGGTAAAACCCGTAGTGGATTACGCAACTAGTGTTATTACTAAGGGCATTGCGCAAAACGGTGAGATTAATTTTGAATTTGTTGCGGATAATGAAGCAGATGAAGCTGGAGCTCGTCAAGCAACAGAAATGGTGCACAAACTAATTAATCAAAACAACGATCCACACTTTATCCTACAACACTGGGTAATGGATGCGTGTTTGCACAAAAATGGTGAAATGATGGTGGCTCCAATGCGTGAAAGTTTTACACGCTATGTTACAACACAGGGCACAAAAGATCAATTAGAAGCATTTGAACAACAGGCTCGTGAAGCAGGATTAAAAGCTCTGCAGACAAAACGCAGAAAAAAGCATGTGGACATGCAACAGGTAATGAAAGAAACTGCAGAATTTCAACAACATATTCCTGATGCACAAAGACAAGAAGTAATACAGACACACATAAACAATTTCAAACATATCGCTGAAACTGCTGAAGACCAAGATCCAGAAACCTCACGCTTGGGATTGGAAATGCCAGAAAGCGTTGAAATGCGTGACATGCCGGGACATATCCGTGACAGCATTAGCCGCAACACAATCTATGATGCAGACTATAAACTAACTGGCTACAATTTAAATGTACGATTCCGTCCCATTGCACAACACTATTGGATGTGTGATCCCACAGTTATTACTATTGATGAACAACCATTCTGCGGTTACTATAAACCAATGAGTATACAAGAAGCATATGAGTTGTATCCAGATATTGACTTAGAGGAATTTAAAATATATGCCGAGTATTCCAATGTTGGTTCATACCAAGCTGGATCATTGCTTAACAATTTGGCTCTTCACGCTCGTGATAGTGTGCCAATCAACGGCCTTCCTGCACAGGGGTATAGTGCACAAGAACCTGAAGCAAGACAAGTTACTGTGCTTACTGTATGGAATCGTTATGATATTGACAATGATGGTGAATTGGAACTTGTTGAATTAATTTATTCAGGGCAATATGTTATTAGTGCCCGCGAAGTGGAATTTATTCCAGTGGCCAACATGGTACCAAAACCACTTGCACAAAACTTCTATGGAATGGCCATTGCTGAATCAGTAGTGCCCATGCAGGAATATGCAACATCTGGTTACCGTGCAGAATTAATGATGGGCTTGTTGACTGCAACCCCTCGTATTGGTGTTAAGCCTGATAGATTGGATTTTGAAGAACTAGCAGACGGCGAAGCAGCTATCTTTATCCTGGATAGTAAGTTTGACCCTGCAAAGGACATTTACCAAATTCCTCCTCCTAGTGGAAACATTAGTTTTATTGAAGAAAGTCTAAACAGACTGCAACAGGACACAATGAGCATGGTGGGTATGACATCACCACAGGATGTGTTCAATCCAGAAATTATGGATCCGGGAAATAGTGGTGCTAAACTAAACTTGGCACTAAGCCCCAACCAAATTATTCAAGACAACACAGTTAAAAATTGTGCTGAAGGTTTGAAAGACGCTATTTGGTTGATTTGGCGTACATTAATCCAGTATGGAGATGACTATGGTGTTAAAAAACTAGCACAACAGTTCCATCCTGAAGGCAAAGCTGAATTCTTGGATTATAAAGCCTTTGATGATATGAATTTTAACGAGCGTAAAACTATTCACATTGATCTAGCCCTGGGAATGAAGTCAGAAGAAAACAGTTTGCAACGCAGCCAAATTATCAAACAAGCACAAAATGGACTTGCACAGGAAATTGCTGCATTAAGCCAAAGCGGAGCATTAACACCTGCAGGATTTAAGAAGATTCGCAAGCCCTATGAAGACATGTTGTATACATTGGGCGTAAAGCAAGCTGATATCTATTTGCCTACTCAAGATGAAGCAATGGAAATGGTCAAACAAAGCCAGCAAGCGGCACAACAAAAACAACAACAGACTATGCAAATGGCACAAGCAGTTCAACAAGCTGAAATGCAACATAAGCAAAGTGAAACACAACTTAACACTGTTAAAGCACAACAAATTCAAGCAGATGTTTCTGGAAATAGTGCCAAGATGCAGTTGGATGGTGTTAGTTTAGTTGGTGAACACAAGGCCAGAGCTTTCTAAACACTAAATAACTTTAGATTGGAATTGAAATGATAGATCAAGAAGTAATAGATGCGTTTAACGCTCGACCAAAAGTTGACTTAAACAGTATTAAAAAGATGACCCCAAGTCAATTGGACAAAGTCAAGGTTTGGGGCACACAAGCAGAGAATTTACTCACTAATAGAGAGTTTGCTATGTTTGTACATCAGTTTAAATTTGAAATGATAGATATAATAGGTGACATAAGAAGTCACACAGAACAAGATAATATTGCACGCATAGCGATGACCAATCAGCTTGCGGGTATTGAAAGTTTTATTGCAATGCTTCGTAGAGCAAAGCATATGAAAGACCGCGTGGTAACTCAACAGAGACCTGAAGAGCCCGACGCATAATTTTGAAAAGGAGAAACTATGGAAAACATAGTTACCGATCGCCCTAATCTCGCACCCGAGACGGTCCCGGTCGAAAATGTCAGTACAGGTTTGGATGCAATAGCCCAAAAGATGGCCGCAATGAAAGAAATGACACTGCGTAACCAAATGAAAGCTACCGAACAAACTGAAGCAGGGTCAACTAAGGCGGCAGCCAAAGAAGCTCCTGTGGCACCAGAAGGAGTCAAAGTCGATGATAATAATGTCAGCGACAACGATACCGATTTAGTAGAGCCAGAAGTCGAAGCAACCGATGCCGAGAATAGTTATGCCAACGAAGAAGCGCAAGCCCCTGAAGAGGTAAGCCCAGCAGACACGAGTAGCGAAGAACTAATTGATTTTTTAGATTTTGCAAATGAAAACCCGAACGCCAAGTTCAAGTTTATGCGAAATGGTAAAGAAGTAGTTGTTGATGCGAAAAAGGCAGCAGCCATTTTAGGTCAGGGCGCAGCGATAAGTGAAGATGCAAGACAGTTGAAGATTGAGAAAGCAGAGTTTGATGAGTATTTACAAACCAAACGAGCTGAATCAGAAGGTCTTTTACTGGCAATGGAATTTACAATTCAACCTCAGCTACAAAAGGCTTATGATGAAATTGTAAAAGTACAGGGTTACCAAACTACTTTCCAGCAACAGTTGGCNCAAGCACAGGATCCAGGCACACAAGCTCGTATTCGTGCTAATATGCAAAGGAATGAACAGTACATCCAGCAACAGAGTCAGTTGATTCAACAACTGAAACCAAGGGTGGACGAGTTTTATAACATGCGTAGCCAGCAAGTGCAACAGGTCCTTGACAATAATCGCAAGGGCTTTAAGGACAGTGAGCTAAAAAACTCAGTAATTTACAATGAAATTAGAGACAAAGTGGCAAAAGGATGGAGTGGAGCCCAAGGACAACTAGTTCCTGGTATCAAGAACATTGATCTTATATCAAGTGATGAACATTTAATGAGTTTATTGCGTGATGGATTAAAATATCGTGATAAACCAGCAACTAAAAGCGCAGGTAGCAGTATTGCTGCANTGACAGGTCGTAAGGGTGGTACAACTATTGCAAGTAGAGCCGGNAATCAACTATCTGATCTTGAACAAAAAGCCAAGGCGGGCGATAGAAAAGCCCAAGATAACTTATTAGTGGCCAAGATGCAGGCATTAAGGTCGCAAAGAAGATAAAAGACATTAACAAAGGAGATTACAATGTCAACAGGTTATAATAGCACAACAGCTATCGGCAATGGAACTGGACTATACCAAACCGATATCGTTGTTAAAGATTTAGATTTAGATGTTNNNAACAGAGTTAAAGATGATACACCAGTTTTGAACATGTGTATGGCTAAAAAGCGTAAAGTAGTTTCTACTCTACCTTTGTGGACAAACGATGTATATCGTTTACCACAGACTCAAGCACAACAAGAAGGTGCAGCAGTAAGTTCAGCACAAGTTGAACAACAAAGCCGTGCTAACTTGGGTAACTACACACAGATTTTCAGTACTGTAGTTGGTGCAACAGGTACAGCTCGTGCAGTTGAGCAATCAGGTGGTGATCCACAAGCATATCAAGAAGTCAAGCAATTGATCGAATTGATGTTTGATGTGGAAGCACAAATTGTTCGTGCTGACCAAATTGGTACAAAGTA